AAATTTTTTGTATATGCCGCACAAAAAATTTGTTTAACCTCCAGAAAAATTGCAATTTTTCTGGAGGTTAAACAAATTTTTTGTGCGGCATATACAAAAATTTCGTATAAGCTTTTGCGGCATACTAAAAGAATATTTTAGTCTGTCATTTGGTTATTGTATATATATCTAATTAATTATTATTATTGTTAATGTAGTATGTTGTAGTGTCATTAGGATTAGCTAATAGTCCGATAATCGGATTATCGTATTATCGTATAATCGGAGGACGCGCTACAGCGTCGCAAACAGCGCAAAATTGGCGATCGGCGAGGACGTGCTCCGGACCGGAGCGAGAAGGCAAAATAGGGCTAATAAGCACCTAAAAATAGGGTATGATTAAGGTGTAAAATTTGGGGTTAAGAGCAGTTTTGAGCAGGGTTTTGGAAAAAAATTTCGTATAGGGATATGTAGAAAAATTTCGTGTAGAGTTGAAAAAATTTCGATTAATTATACATAAAAAATTGAAAATTGTACAATTTTGTGCAAAATTATGTCAAATTTTACTTAAAACAGTAAATTTTGTGTATAAAATAAACAATTTTACTCAATTTTAGTCAAAAATATGTGCATTTTATTATTAATACAATAAATATTGCGTATAGTTGAGCTATTTTCAGAGCTGTTAGAGCTGTTTCAGAGCTGTTATAATTGCGTATAGCTGGTCAGAGCTGCTTTAGAGCTGTTAATTCCAGAGCTGCCAGGAAAATACTAGACTGGCCGGAAGGTCGTAGATAGGATGGACGTCAACTACACGCAATAAATAATACAAATAAGATTATTGCATATAGTTTATATGATTATTGCGTGTAGTCAATTAGAATAAGTTAAAAATGATTATGCGCAACTTTCAAAATTAGTGTAACAAAATTCCTCACAGAAAAGAAAAATCTGCTATAATTATTATTGTCAGTGAGGGAAAGATATTTTTCCTTCCTGATTTGTACCTTTACAATTATGCCGCGGAACTATTCATAAACTATGACTTTTATAGAATAAGTCAAAAATAAAAAATTTGTAATGAATTTTGAAATTCCTCTTGACAAGACTCAAAAGTGTGGTATAATTATTGTATAATTAAAAATAAAAAATAATTTTTTTTGGAGGTACTATGTTTGATTTTTCTTCTCTTTCTGTTTCTTCTGTCGCTTCCGAACCTGCTCTTTCCGCTACTCAAATTCAGGCTTCCCTGAAGGATATGGCTATCGAACAGGTGTTCCCGCAGGGTGTTGATGGATTCGTTCAGACTGATACTGCGAAATTTGCAATTCCGTTCGATTTTGATGGTAAAATTCATTGGGTAGAAATTGCGTTCGTAGCAAAAAAGGATGACTTCGATCCGCGGAAAGCAGAACATGATTACCAGGTCAAGCTTCAGAAGAGCTTGGAGCGTGAACAGGAACGGCATTCTAAAAAGATAGTGAAGGCGAAAGCTTGATCTACAATTTTTATTCTATAAAGGTGTACTTTTTAGTACACCTTTTTTTATTTATTTTAATACTTCATCCAAATAAAGTGGAGAAGTAATCTATACGCATAAGTTAGAGCTGTTTTATTATTGCGTGTAGTTATAAATATTTGACCTGGATTATGTCAAAAAAATTATTTATTGTTTATTGCGTATAGTTTATTCTAGAGCTGCTATCTATACGCAATTTTAGAAAATATATTCCAGAGCTGCGTATAAGTGTTGGTTCAGAGCTGCCATTCCAGAGCTGCGTATAGCAGAGCTGTTTTAGAGCTGCTTTGTCTAGACAATCCTGGGCAGAGCTGCCTGGCCGGAGCTGTTTTAGAGTTACTGAGCTGCTGTGCACTTTCAGAGCTGCCATAATTGCGTGTAGTTTGGAAGAATATTCTAAAAATCTATACGAATAGAACAAATGTTCTATTATAAGGTTAGTTATAACTAACTAAAGTTAGTTATGACTAATCATTGCGTATAGGTAATATAGATCAAATTTTCTAAAATAATATAGAACAAATTTTTTAAAATAATATGGATCAAATTTTCTATATTATTTAAAATATATTTTCTAATATTAATTATATATATAAATAATGAAGTAAATATGAAGTTTTATTTATAAATGTCATGTGTAACATATTATAAAACTCACTATTGACTTATTGTTTAATTTGACTATAATATGAGAAACGAAACAAAAAGGAGATAAAAATGTTTGCGATAGTAAAATACACAGATAATACAATGGAAAATTTTGAAATCATAGAAATAAATCAAGATTTATCTTATTTAGATAAACGTTTGCATGATATAAGAAGAATTTATTATAAAAGCATGATAAAACCTTTATTTAGGATAATTAAAATTGAAAAGTAATAAATTTTATAAAATATCTTGACAATATAAAAGAAAAGAATATAATAAGGGAAAATTCATTAAAGGAGATAATAAAATGAAAATTACTGTATGGAAAAAATATAAACTTGAATATTCAAATGAAGAAATTGAAAAAATGAAAAAATTATATGATAATGATAATGATTCATTTTGGAATTATGGTGATAAAAGTGAATTTATTAAAGGAATATATGATGAAATTTTTGATTATGAAGGTGATATTATTGTAAATGATAATGAAGGATATTCAGAATTTTGTGAAAAATGGAATAAAATATAATGAATTTTGAAATATATTTGATAATATATAAAAGAATGATATAATAAATATATAAATAAATAAAGGAGATAAAAATGGAGAATGATAAATATTTGATAAATATAGATTGTAATATTATAATTGATGTAAAATATTTGTTAAAAGAATATAAAGAATATTGTAAAAAATATCATGATGAGTCAAGAAATGATTTTAAAGAGTTATTCAATAATGTTATTTATCAATATATTTATAATAGAAATTTTGAAATAGATTATTTTGAAATAAATGATGACAATTATAATGATTTAGAAAAATATTGTACTGAAAATAAATAAAATACTTGACAAATAAATAAATGGTAAAATAAATATATAATAAAAAACAAATAAAGAATAGGAGATAAATAAAATGTTCGATTTCAATTCCCTTACTGTCAATTCCGTTTGTGATTCTAAATTGTCTGTTTCTCAAATTCAGCAAAATATCAAAGATATGGCGTTAGAAATTGTATTCAGTGATAATACTGATAAACTTATTCAAATTGATACGTATAAATTCGTTATACCTATTGACTATAATGGAAAAATCCATTATGTAGAACTGGATTTTGTGGCGAAAAAAGATGATTTTGACGCTGAAAATGCTGAACAGGAATTCTATAAACTGTTAGAATGGAATTTACAGAAAAATGGTTTTGGACGGAGAAAATAATATGAAAAATATTTATTACTTTTTTTGGAATATCAAAAGTGAAGATGATTATTTACAAGAAATGATTACAGTAAAAAAGTTTGATGATATTGTACAAAAACCGCGGATTTTTGTTACAGAACTTATGTTTCATTTAAAATTGTTTATTACACAATTTGGAACTGATATGTAATATTTATTCTATAATAATTTATTAGTATGGTAAAACGGCATATTTATAATATGCCGATTATTTTTTTCATTGGGTTAGTTTAGACTAACTGCGAACCGATTATAAGTTAGTTATAACTAACTATGTACCGGCCAGGAGTTAGTTATAACTAACTCCATATATCCATTTTATGTATATTCATAACTGAATTGTGTATGTACTTTTTCTGCAAATTGCTTATAATATATATTGTAAAGATAAAGAACGGAGATAACGATATGAAATATACAGTTTACGATAATAGTAATAAACTTTTTGAGTCTGATAATATATATAGCATGGATATTTTTATGACTTTGAATCCGTCAGGTAATTTGTTATATTTTCATAAAGAAAATGATATTTTTATCATGTATTTTGAATGTTATACAGTTTATTATAAAGGAAAATAATATGAGAATTATTCTTACTAATGGGAAAATAAAAGAAGTAAATACAATTGATTTTTATAATTTTTGTAAAAATTATAAAGATTGGTTAGAATATAATTTTGAATATCATCATTATGAAAATTTTGAGTTATATTTACGAGAATTAGGATATAAACCTGAAAAATGTCAAAATTTCAATTATATTTATAAAATGGTAACAGATGAATTATATAAAATGTAATAAAAATAATAAAATATCTTGACAAATAATAAAAGAAGAGTATAATATAATCAATAAAGTGAATAGGAGATATAAAAATGAGTACAATTTATTTTGATATGGACGGTACATTTTATGACTTATATGGTTATAATGGTTGGTTGGATTGTATTTTATCTGAAAAAACTGAATGTTATACTCATTCTAATTTGTTAGTTGATTATATAGAATTCTATTCTATCCTTATGCAATTGAAAGAAAAAGGCTATAAGTTAGGAATAATCACATGGTTATCTAAAAATGCCACACGAAAATATGAAAATAAAGTAAGAAGTGCAAAAACACGATATATTCAGAAATATTTTTCTAATATTTTTGATGAAGTGCATATTGTAAAATATGGTACGAATAAATCAAAATTCTGTTCTAAAGGTGATATTTTATTTGATGATGAAATTCAGAATAGGATTATGTGGCGGAATAAAATGGGTTTCGCTTATGATGAAATGGATTTATTGGAGAATTTAATTCAATTTTGTGAGGAATAATTATGTATATCGAAAGAAAAATTTATTATAAAATTGATGATGATGATGTTTGTCAAATTTACGATAGTTTTTCATATTATTGTGAAACACATGATATAGAAGAAAATTATAATAATTTTTTAAAATATTATTATGATGAATGTATAGAAGATAATTTTGAAATAGAGCATGAAGAATATGACGATGTAGAATGTGAAGATACAAGATTTTGGTTCTATAAAGAAATGATGGAAAAATATAATAAAGATTATGTTCTAATTCAAAAATTAGAAAATAGGAAAAAAGAATTAGAAAATGAGCATAGGAGATTAGAAAATCAAATAGAACAAATAAAACATAAATATGATTTACAATAATTTTAAAATATTTTATAGTATATTTTGTTTCATTTTAAATATATTCTTTTTTTTCTATCACTTTTATAAATAAGTATGGAATTATTGAAAATGAAATGATAAGTATTTGTAAAGATGATGATATTTATAATTATTATGAAAATGAATTGTAATAAAAATAATCAAATATCTTGACAATATAAAAATTTGAATGTAAAATACTTGAAATTGAGTTAAAGGAGATATAAAATATAAGATAAAAAATAAAATGTCATGAATTTTTAAATTGGTATTGACAAATAAAAAATAAAATGGTAAAATAAATAAAATTAAAAAATAGGAGATAAAAAAATGAATAATAAACTTGCGACTTCAATTCGTGAAAATGGTATGAATGTTATTTTCAACAATATTGTTAATGTTGAAGAATTGACAAAAATTGATAGTGGAAAATTTGTTTTTCCTGTTTATATGGAAAATGGTGACAAATATTTTTGTGAAATTGATTTTATCGCAAAAAAAGAAGACTATACTACCGATTACGATGTAAAAAAGTATAAGGAAAAACTTGAAAAGGCAAATATTAGAGAAAAGGAAAAAGAAGAAAAGAAAAAGAAGAATATTAAAAAGAAAAATAATGATGTTGAATAACAATTAATGATGTATTGCAGAATTGTGTATAAAATTAAATAAAACAATTGAATAATACACAATTCTGCAATTGTAATGAATTTTTAAAAATATCTTGACAATATATAAATTAGTAGTAAAATTAATAAAAATAAACAATAAAGGAGATTAAATTATGTTTATTATTGATAATTATAATGTTAATGATTTTGAAGTCACTTCTGAAAAAGATAATAAGATTTCTATTAGTCAGTTACAATCAGAAGTTAGAGATATTGCTATGAATAATTTGTTAATGGATTATGAAAAAGAATTATTTCAAACAGATTATGGAAAAGTAATTATGCCTATTGACTTTAATGGCAAAATTAATTTTTGTGAAATTTCTTTTAGCGTGAAAAAAGATGATTTTGATTTAGAAAAAGCAATACAAGATTTTGAAGTAAGAAAACAAAATACAATTGAAAAAGAATTGAAAGACATTGAAACTAAACGTATTAAAGAAGAAAATAAGAAAAATAAGAATCTTTAATATATAAATAAATGGGATAGAGTATATAATACTCTATCCCAAAATAAAAATGTAATAAAAATAATAAAATAACTTGAATAATTTATAATATGGTGTATAATATATAAAAATAAATAAGGAGATAATAATCATGTTCAAATTTACAAATATTCCTAAAAAATATGATGAATTAATGTATATGAAAATATTATCGAAAGAATATTATATACCATATGATATATTATTCTGTTTGCGAAAAGAATGTAATAATGAAAAAGATTTTTTTGATAATCTTAATTGGATTAGAAAAGAAAATGGTTATAATTGGAAAATAAAAGAAAGTTAAAATAAATTGTAATAAAAATAATGAATTATCTTGACAATATATAGGATAGTGGTAAAATAAATAAAACAAACAAAAAAAAGGGAGATATAAAAATGAAAAAGAATATTTATTGTTTAATTGATACAGAAACGTCAGGTTTTAGTGACGTATATGATTTAGGATTAGTTATTTTTGATAAAAAAGGTAATGAAATTTTTAGTAGAAATTATCTTAATATGGATATTTTCGGTAATGAAAAAATGATGGAAAATGCTTATTACAATTGGAAAATGCCACTATATTATGACAATAAAGAAATTTTCCGTTGTGATACACGTTCAATGATGTATGACTTTTTAAATATTCTTAAATTGTATGGTGTAACTCATTTATTGGCATATAATTTATCTTTTGACTTAAAAGCATTAGATAAAACTTATCAAAAGTTTTGTGAAAGAAAATTTGACTATACGAAATATAATTTAGTTGATGTATGGCGTATTGCAATTGAAACAAAAATAAATAGTGATAAATATAGAAAATTCTGTAAAGATAATAATTATCTTACGCCAAAAGGATATTATAGTACAAATGCAGAAAGTGTATATAGATACATTACAGGAGATAATGAATTTATAGAAGAACATACTGCATTATCTGATTGTTATTGTGAAAAAGAAATTTTTATGAATTGTTTGAAACAGAAAAAAGGTATTTCAATTGGTTTAAAAGGTAATCTTTGGAAAATTATACAGGATAAAGAATAATGTAATAAAAATAAAAAGTTATCTTGACAATATTTTGATTATTTGTTAAAATATTGTCAAGATAACAAAAAGGAGATATAAAAATGAAACAGGAAAATAATAATTATAATTCTATTAATTACTTTCATATTTTGACTATAGTTTTTATAGTTTTAAAATTATGTAAAATTATTAATTGGCATTGGTTTTTTGTTTTATTACCGTCTATCATTTCAATTATCGTAACAATTATCATAATTATTATAGTGTTTATAATTATGATAATTGCAAATGATAAATTAAAATAAAATTATTATCATAAAATAATAGATATTACTTGATTAATTTTTAAAATTAATATATAATAAGTAAAATTAAAAAGGAGATATAAAATGACTAATAAATGCACTATTTTTTTTGATATGGACGGGACATTTTATGATTTATATGGTTTTGAAAATTGGTTAGAATGTATTTTATCAGAAAATACTAATTGTTATACAAAAGGAAAATTATTGTTGGAATATTCAAAATTTTATAATACTTTATTAGAATTAAAAGAAAAAGGATATAAATTAGGAATAATTACATGGTTAAGCAAAAATGCCACTAAACGTTATCAAAACATGGTTAGAAATGCGAAAATGCGATATTTACGAAAACATTTTAACGGAATATTTGATGATATTCATATTATCCAATATGGAAAAAATAAATCTGAATATTGTCAGGAAAATGATATTCTTTTTGATGATGAAGAAAATAATCGTTTACAATGGTTAGAAAAAAAAGGTATTAGTTATGATGTAAAAAATATTATTGAAGTATTAGAAACATTGTAATAAATTTGTAAAATACATTGACAAATTTTTAAAAATATGATAAAATAAATAAAATTAAATAAGGGAGATAATTAAAATGAGTTATTATTATTTTGATTTTTGGTACATTGAAGAAAATAAAAAATTTTTTCAATTGATTAATGGTAATAAAATTTTTGATTGTTTCCGCGGAATTAAGAAAATTATCAGAAATAATGAAAATTTGCCTAATGCGGCAATTGTTAAAAAATTTTCAAATGATAAGTAATAAGGGATATAATTAATTTCAAAAATATTTTTCCCGTTTATTTCTTTCATTAGGGATATAAAAAAATTTCAAAATTAGGGATAGAAATAAATAGAAAAAATATTTTTGAAAAAAATTTCAATTTTTAAAAATGAAAAAAATTTCAATTTTTTTAAAGATAAAATTAAAGTTAAATTTATAAATGTTAAAAAGAAAATAGGAGATATAAAAAATGTTTAAAGTATGGGAAACACAAACGACATATTATAATTTAGATGATATTGAAATTAATAATATGTATAGTGATTTTTTAAAATATTGTAAAACCAATGCACTGAATGATGAATGTTATGAAAATTTTACAGATTTTAATCCTATTGAATGGATAAAAGATAATAATATTGATATTTTATGTGATGAAATAGAAGACAATAATAATTATGATTTATTTGAATATATGAAATTTGTAAATTTATCAAAAGAAGAAATTATAAAAAAAATTTCTGTATTAGAAGAAAAAATTATTAAATATAAAACTATTTTATATAATAAAGAATAATGTAATAAAAATAATAAAATATCTTGACTTTTGAAAAGAAGAATAGTAAAATAAAGAAAATAAACAAAAGGAGATATAAAAATGACTAAAAATAATATTATTCGTGATATTATCATTAATGAGTTAAATGATAATATTGAAAAAGGTTATCAAATAAATGATAATTGGTTAATGATGAAATTAAATTATTGGGATATTGATAAAAAACTTTTTGATAAAAAAGTTAGTTATAAAACAAATTATGATAGTGATTATGAATGTAATTATTATACAAATTTTCAATATAATTATTAAAATATATATAAAATAGGAGATTAAAAAATGAAAATCACATATATTGAAGAATATGAAATTGATGAAAAACTTATAAAAGAAATTATGCAAAATGGAAAAGATGATTTAGGAGAGTATGATTTTTTCTCAACTAATGAAAATGATATAGTTGAACTTATGAAAGATATACTTATTGAATGTTATGAAAATGTAGAAAATAATTGTATTCATTTTAAAAATGATATTCAATTAGATAATAATTGTGAAGAATTTATTAAAGAACATTTTAAAAAAATGTTTGACGTTTGGATAAATGAAACAGATACAAATGAAAAAGAAATAAATAAAGAAGAAATTGATAAAATTTATAAAGAAATGTTTGAAATTAAAATAAAAATTGATAAAACAATAGAAAAATTAGAAATTTTCAAGTAATTTTTATATACTCCTTTTCTTATAGGTTATACAGAATAAAAACTGTATAACCTTTTTTATTATATAGAATATAGAAAATTTATAATAGAATTTATATCAAATTTAATTTAATACTTTAAAGCTGTATTGCTTTAGCATACTAAAGTAAAGTTAGAGCTGGTTAGAGCTGCCTAACCAAAGTTAGAGCTGCCTAACTTTCAGAGCTGCCATGCGTATAGTTTACCGGATGAGGAAATTTTAGCCTCGATAATCCAATTTTCGGATCTTCGGATTATCAGATAATCCGATAATCATACAATCTGATAATATGATAATCCGATAATCATACAATCAGATAATCATACAATCAGATTATATAATAATCATATATATGATAATCATACAATTCGATAATCTGATAAATATGAAAATAGGTATAATCATATTATCGGATTATCATATATACCATATAATCCGATTATCTATTTTTATGATATATTGTAAAGGTACAAATAGGATAATAAAATTATAATTTCTGTAAAATTCTATAATCCTAAAAAGTTGCGGCATTTTACCATGTTTTTTTATTTTTGTGTATATAGTTTTTATTTATAATTATTATAGGTTACTTATATAACTAAAATATCTGAAAAAGATTTCAGAAATATTCAAAATTCACTTGCATTTTTTTGAAATGGTGTATAATTGTGAACAGGTATTACTGTATACCTGTATTTTGAGTATTGAAAGAAGGGAAAAGAAGTGAGTACATCAATTACAATCACAATGATTCTTTTGGCAATAATGTTTTCTTCTTTGATTATTGGTATCTATAATGATTTCAAAAAAGTTATCAGAGAAAAAGAAGAAATCGAAAAAGCATATTCAAATATGAATAAATTCAATTATTCATATGAATCAATGAAATAAGGAGTATCTAAAATGTGTTGGTTAGTTATTAGTTCATTGTTTTGGCTTATATTCGTTACTATTATCATTGTTTTTACTGATAATCAAGAATATAAAAATATCTGCAAATTTATCATTATTATTGTCTTACTGCATGATATTTTTGTAACGTTTGCATATTTCAATTTATAGTTTTTTACTTTCATTTATCTGCAAGGATAAATGAAAGAATAAAGGTTATAAATCGAATAACCTAAATAAACAAAATGGTAAAAAGAAAAGGAGATAAAAATACCATGAAAACCAATAATATCGTAGTTGCTGAAAAAGATGACATTTTCAATGTTATCAAGTCGTTTTTTCCTGATTCAATTCTTGAATCAGACGTTTGCGATAATAACTATTATCACAATTACGAAGAAACTGAAAGTTTAGTTATGTTGGATTATTCTGCAGTTTATATCAATTCTGAAAAGAATCTGCATATTGTTTTCACATGGTACAGTGTTTCTGAACTGACTGCAAATTATCTGAAAGAAAAGCAGAATGACATTCAGAGAATCAACAAATTGAATAACACTATTGATTCTTTGAAAGAAGAAATTTCTGAACTTGATTCATACAACTCTGATATTACTGAAAGAAATGAAAATCAGTGTATGATGATAGATATTTATCGCGAAAATGAATCAATGTACAACAAAAAAATTGATAACTTGAATGAAACAATTGAAACATTGTACAATGAAATTGAATCATTGAAAAGCGAAAATCGTATTGTTTCAAACACAAACGAACGTTATTTCAGTTACCTTGCAGAACTGAATCAGACTATAAAGATTTATCGTGATAGAATGATAGAATCTGAAAAAGGAAAAGAAGAATTTACTAAAAATGCAGTTCAGATTATTGATGAAAAGCGGAAAAAGATTATTGAACTAAACACAGAAAACGACGAATTGAATGAAACAATTTCAGAACTGTATAAAAGATTAGATGAAAAAGAAAAATTAGATTATGCAGAATTATATTTAGAAATTGATAACTTGAAAAAGCAAGTAACTGAAAAAGATACTCTAATCAATTCTCTGTATAATCAGATTCATAACGTTCAATATGATAGAAAATGCAAAATTGAAGAAGAACGGGAAAAATATACTAAACTTTTTCAAGTATATCTGCAAGTTTCTGATGAATCTAATGAATTAGAGAATGAATTAGAAAAGATGAAAGAAGAAAATGAACAGTTGCGAAAAATCAATGAACAGTTGCAAGATGAAAAAGACTATTTGCAATTTTGCCTTGATGTAGTTACAAACGTTCGTGACAATTATGAAAATGAAACCTGTGAACTGCATAATAAAATTGATGAACTGAATAACGTTATTGATGAACTTGAAAAAGAAAACCATGAAATTTTTGAAAACTATGAAAAAGAAATTTATGAAATCATTGAAAAATATACCAATGAAATCAATGAACTGAAAGATATTATCACAGATAATAACTCCTGTTATGATACAATTGAAAAAATGTACATTGAATCAAGTAATGAACTTGCAGAACTGAAAGAAAAATACAATGTGAAAAAGAATGTATTGAAAACGTATAAAAAGCAGAACAGAAAACAGAGAAAGCAAATAAACGAACTACAAGATTTCAATAACTCAATGCAGAAAAAGTTATATGAATATCGTGAAAAATATGGTTTATTGTAAGAAGTAAAAATAAAAGGTATCTGAAAAGATACCTTTTTTATTATTCTACATAATAGAATAAAAAACCTAATAGCAGGCTGAATAAAATATCTATAATAGTATATATTATAGAACATATGTACGGGGCATGGTTTCGGGAATAGAACAAAAATTCAATTTTTAAAACAGGGCACTGGATTCTCAAACCATACGCAATAATTTAAAAACCATACGCAATAATTTATACAATAAAAATTTGACATTTTTTCTAAAATATTTTATAATAATATTATAATTAGTTTAAACTAACAAAGGAGAATGCCTTGATAAATTATACATTAGACTTTTCACTTACAACTGACCTTCAACGTACTCAATATATCTCCAATATTTGTACATCTACGGAATATACTCCAAAACAATATACACAAATGGCAGATTATATTCTACTTGCAAGCAATAAAAACAACCCTAATTCTCCTTTTATATATCCAGAAGAATTTTCAAATCCAAAACGTGAACATAAAGTTGAATCCTTAGAACAACTTATGGAAGATACCTGTTTTAATGAACAAAATACTTTTACTATACAAAAAAATATATACAGGATTCCTACAAGAATCGTAGACAGACAAAAACACACTTCAATTCCAAACTTAAATGAACTTTGGACAATAATAGACAAAATAGATAATAAACTAAAACAAAATCCCAATAGTTACAAACTTCAACGTACTTCCATAAACTTACACAAACAACAATATTCTCTTCTTGAATCAGCAAAACCGCAATTTCCAACTCTATATCACATAGATAATTCTAATTACTACTATAATTGGCATCGCGGTATTCCTCTTCAAAACGGAACTTATGCCGATTTAGATCTTACCAACTATCACCATATGGCGAAATTCCTATACTATCTTCCAGAACTTGTACAATATTGTAAATCAGATACAACCTATAAATATTTGAACAGTGATTTATACACTTACATTACTGATACTGTACAAGCTATACACAATGCCGCATTATCTCCAAAACACACTCTCGTTCTAAAATTATACTGGAAAGATACTCCAGCAAAACAAATAATAGACATAGTAGCTACAAAATGCGGCCATAGGTATAACCAGTCTCAAATATCTATAATGTTTAATAAAAGCATTGCGGCAAAAGTTGCTGAAGAATATGCCGAAATATACTATTCTCGCTTATACAAGAATAACCCTACAAAATGGCGTATATGCTTATGCTGTAAGCAAAAAAAATTACTTACCCCACACAATTTTGGTAGATTTTCCAACAAACCTGGTGGTTATTCTCTATACTGCAAAGATTGTACAAAAAATAACAAATCCAAAAAAATAACGGCAACTCACTCCAATTGAACCGCTTATTGGAATTATTTCCGCATTTTCAATGCTCCAATAATTCCTAAACGCTCTCAATTTCGTTTGTAGCCTAACAAAAAAAAGGAGGTAAATGCCTAAACAAGAAAATAATTTAATATGTACGAAATGCGGCATCCCTATTCCCGCAAACATGGCTTTCCGCACATCATCCTTATTTATTCCATCGGGCTATATACCATACTGTATAGACTGTTTATCAGAAATAATAGATGTGCACAATCTCGATAATGTAGACAAACTTTTCCAGTATGCCGATTGGCCTTTCCAACCGAATAAATGGCTTCTTCTGTGCAAAGGTAATCTTGCGCCGCAAGCAATTCTTCAAACATACTATAAACTTTATGTTGCACAACTATACAAAGAAGGGTACGCCGAAAAAGTAGATTGGAAAACCGCAACAAAAGAACTTATGCAGCTTGCCGATCAAGGTAAACTTGTTGAGTCATTAAGCGAAGAAAAACAAAAAAAATACGAAGAAGAATTACGTTCATTTTGGGAAGTGGATGCCGAAACACCGCAATATACTTTACAACAACTGGAAAATTTACAACAACTTTTCCAAGATTTGGAAAGAACTCAAAATGCAACTGGTATGCAAACAGATCAAGCTAAAAAATTGTGCCGACTTTCGCTTGATATGGATATTGCACAACGCAACCATGAATTAGAGCTATATGCAAAACTCATGAACGCTTATACTGCACTTGTTAAAGTTGCAGAATTTACACCAAAATCTTCACAATCATCATCTAGTTTTGAGTCAGTAGGAGAACTTGTTGCTTTCTTGGAGAAGACAGGATTCATAAATAAGTTTTACGATGGAGAAGATAGAGATATTGTAGATAAAACCATAAAAAGTCAACAAATATTTCTCCGACGTATAGTTTCAGGAGAATCTAATTTGTCTGAACGTATAGAACAAAGATTACAACGTATGAATGTTTTAGACAGAATGGAAGATGGTACTACAAGTGAAGAAGAATGGTCTTATGATTTACAAAAAGATGAAGATTGGTTAGATGCCGAAATAGAAGAAGATTATACTGATCCAGATGAAGAAGAAGAATTTGACGTAGGAGAAGAATAATGGCTATAAGACAATCTCAATTACAAAAGGGCGAACAATTGCGGCAAAACCTTACTAATTCTTCAGCTCAAAATTTTGTCGCGCATCCAAGACAAAAAGATGAAGAAATTCAGAAAAATTCTATGAAAAAAAATTCTGTAATTCCGTCTTATAATAGAGAAATAGAAAACATGTCTTCCATAGAACGATTAAAATATGAGTATGGAATAGAAAAAAATGTTGTACTTACTAAAGATAATGTACAAAAAAATAGAGAATTGATAGAAAAATATACGCAATTTTTTACTGCGTATCCGGATACACAACGTGTCCTTTGTGCTTAACTGCTGGAATCCTAGTAAGGAAATCAGCAACTGTACGCTTTTGCGGCAGCTCAACGACTAATTTGTAGTTTTAAGTGAAACGAAATAGCACATATTTACTTTCATTTGGGTAAATAAAGATATAGTCTGTTCTCATATGTAAATATGAGCCATATGGCTGTAGAATAACGAACTACAGTAAACATAAGATATTTTTAGATTTGATTCTTCCTGCAGAATCAGATTTTAGACTTTTTTTCTATCAACGAATTTTTCTTCGAGCATGTATGCGATTTAAGTTCCATCATTGTACTGCATCACGCGCTTATTCAAAAAGTTTTCTATCCATACTTTCTGGTCTTTTACGTTGTATCTTTCTACCAGGTCAAAAAGGAGCTATTGTGGCTCCTGGAGCAAATCAAGGGGTATTTTAAATGCTCCATTACCTTAAATGGTAATTTAAAATTTTCTAAATTGCTGGAAAACCCTAAAGCCATTATGACTACAAATTTATTACTCCTAAATAAATTGAATGTTACGAAAGTAGAAAAAACTATAATGGATTGTATATGGTGAAAACCTAAAAACAACTAATGGGTAATCAGCAGCCAATAATAAGGAGAATAAAATGAAAAAATTATCTCAAAAAGAATTTGAGGAAAAATTAAATAAATTATATCCTAATCATCAATTAGAAATTGTTGATTTTACTTGTTCTACTAAACCATTAACTGTAAAATGTAAAAAATGTGGAAAAATTAATACAGTATCAAAAGCAGTGAATTTTTTACGTAGAACGACTTACTGTGATTGTCAACCAAAATTATGTGTAAATAAATATATAGAAGAAATTAATAAAATTTTATCTCAGAATAAAGATTTGAATTTATTATCTCCAATAAAAACAGTTTCTGGATATTTAAAATTTAAATGCAATAAATGTGGTTATGAGTTTGAAAGACAAGCAAATGATTTTGTTAAAAGTGGCGGGAAATGTCCTTATTGTACTCATAGAATTATAACTACAGAAATGTATAAAAAATTTATAGAAGAAGAGACTAATGAAGAATATAGTTTAATTTCTGATTATATTAATGATTTTACCAGAGTGTTAATACGACATAATTCTTGTGGATTTATTTATAAAATAAAACCTACTTATTTCAAACAAGAAGGAACTATATGTCCAAAATGTAAAAGATATAATTCTAAAGGTGAAAAAGCTATTATAAATTGGTTAGAACAATACAGTATTCCTTATGAAAGAGAGTATAGATTTAAAGAATTGGCTCATTATCCTTTTGATTTTAAAATAGAATATGATAATCAAATTTATACTATTGAATTTCAAGGAGAACAACATTATAAACCTAGAAAAAAATTTGGTGGAGAAGAAGGGTTTATACATCAACAAGAACGAGATAAAATAAAAAAAGATTTTTGTCTTGAAAAAGGATATAATTTAATTGAAATTCCTTATTATGATATAAAAAATATTCATAAATATTTAAGTATTTTTATTGGTTCAACGACTATCTCGGAAGAGAGTACACAGAAGTCTGTGGAAACAGAAAACACTAATAATAGTGAAGATATAGTCTGATCTTATAGGAAACTATAAGCCCTATGGCTGTAGATTAACGACCTACAGTAAACGTAAATGAGAGATTGCTCGGGAAAAGATTGGACAAATATTTTCCATTTGGCCTATGTTAGAAAATGAAATAGAAAAGAAAAATGAATCTCAAACAGAAATTAACTTATTATTTAAAAATGGTTCTAATTTTGATGTGCTTACAGTAACAAGTAAGTCAAGAGGCTCTCGCCGTAATATGCTTATTGTGGACGAAACACGTGATCATGACCCAAAGAAATTGAATCCCATGAATAATTGTGGCCTTAGTTATTACTAACTAAGGAAAATCTGCTTAATTACTGGAATCCTAATAGGAAATCAGTAACCGTATTTACAAATGCGGCTCAACGACTAATTGTACATTATAAGCTAATGATAATGGAAATAGCAGACTTCATTTAGAAGATGATATAGTCTTTTCTTATATGAAAATATAAGCTCTATGGGGTATAAGTTGCGATTATACCTAAAAATAAAGTGTTATTCCGGTTTTAAATGTATCACGTAGGATGGTAAGTGGACGAGTTAATCCATATGAAAAACTTTCACCAATTACTTGGATTTCATCTGCATCACAGAAATCTGATTATAACTATCAAAAATTAATAGATTATCTTGAACGTTCAATATTATCTCCAAATGACATCTATGTAGAAGGTTGTGATTATCATGTTCCAGTAGCTTGCGGTTTAATATCAAAAGATATGATTGATGATGTTAAAAATGATGTTACTTTTAATGAGATTGATTTTGCACAAGAATACCTTTCTATTTTTACAGGTGGCGCCGCAGAAGGATGGATGCCAGCTTCTAGATTAACAAAACAAAGAAAAATAATAAATCCACATTATAAAAATATGTGTCAGTCTGATAAAGATTTTTATGTTATTGGAGTTGATGTTGCTAGAACTGGTGATGCTCGTTCAATTGCGGCAATAGTACAAGTAATACCGCAACCTACTCCTAAAAAATGGATAAAGAAGATAGTAAATTTATATACTTTTAATGGGGATGAACGGCATTTTCAAGATCAAGCTAATGCTCTTAAAAAACTTATACAACTTTTTAATCCTAGAGAAGTTATTATAGATGGTACCGGACTTGGTAAAGGTTTACTTGATTTTATGGTCGTAGAAACTATAGATAGTAAAACAGGAGAAACTTTCCCAGCATATGGTTCTTATAACTATGAGGAACTTAAAAAAGTTCAACCAAGTGATGCTCAACAAATAATAAATGTACTTATTGCTAATGCTTCTTTAAACTCAGAAATACATTCTATTTTTTATACAGAAGTCACATCTGGGCATGTTCGTTTTCTTATAGAAGAAAATGAAGCAAAAGCAAAACTTATGGCGACAAAAGTTGGACAAAAAATGACATTAGATAAGAGAATTGCAAAACTTATGCCATATGAAATGACGACTCGTCTTATAGAAGAAGTAGGAAATCTTAGAGTAAAAGCTACTACTGCTGCTTCTAAAAATATCATGGTAGAACGTATTAATAAAGAGATTCAAAAAGACCGTTTTTCAGCAACAGAATATGCATTATATGCAATTCGTTGTATGGAAGATAAAGAAGCAAAAAAGAATAAACGCGGTAAAAATAAACTTTCCGCATTTATAATGAAAAATTAAAGTATTAAGGAGAAATAGAGAATGAATTTTACCTTAGATAAATTAAAATCTACTTTCTCTAAAATGAAAGCCATTTCCACACAAAATGGCAGTAAGTATCGTTCTGGTAAATGGCTTCTTAGTCGTGCTAGACGAGAATATTTTGATACAGAAGCAATAGAGAAAATAATAAATAGTGGAAATTTAAATGAAATTATTGCATTATCTCGTTATTTTTTTAATAATAACGGGTTATATCGACGTATCATTATCTATTTCTCTACAATGCTTTTGTACGATACTGTTGTTGTACCAAAATTTATAAAGCAAAATATACAAAAGAATAAATTTTTAAAGAACTATTACAAAGTTTTAAATTTCGTAGATAAATTTAATTTACCACAAGAAATAATTCGTATATTTACTACTATGCTAGTAGATGGAGCTTATTATGGATTAATATATAATACTCCTAATGGGAGTATAATATTTGGTGATTTACCAAGAGCATATTGCCGCACTAGGTTCCGTAGTAATAATGGTAATCAAATTTTAGAATTTAATGTATCGTGTTTTGATACTTATGTTGATGAAAAAGAACGAGAACTCATACTTTCTAACTTTCCAAAACCTATAAAGGAATATTATAATAAATGGAAAAAGGGTGGAGAAAATGCACCAGAATCACCTTGGTATCTATGTCAAGAAAATGAAGGTGTTGCTTTTATAGCTTCTTTAGATGGTAATGCTTCTTCATATACACTTCCATTTTTTATCCAAACTATTCCAGCTATTTCTCGTTTAAAAGATTATCAAAAAGCAGATTTAGATTCGGTTGAAAATGAATTAAGTAAATTGGTAATAAATAAAATTCCTTTAGATAAAGAAAATGAGCTTGCTTTTGAATTACCAGAAGTAGAACAAATTCATAAAGGAATAGTAGATATGTTAAGTGATAATCCGCATGTTGATGTTATTACGACTTTTTGTGATACAGATGTGGCTTCATTAGGTTCTACTGTGGATAATGTACGAAATGATCTTTCTGCAATTACACATTTAGTTTATAATGAAGCTGGCGTGTCCAAACAACTTTTTGATAATGATTCTGCAATATCAATCCAATATTCGGTTCAAAATGATTTATCTCTTGTCCTTGCTTTAATAAAACCAATACAACGATGGTTAAACTTTATTATAAATTATAATTTTGGCAAAAATAGCGAATTTTTTTATGAAATAAATATTTTGCCAATTTCTCATTATAATAGAGAAGAAATGAGTAGCCTATATCTCAAAGGTGCTCAATATGGTTATAGTAAATTTTATGCTGGTGCGGCATTAGGTATTAAACAATCAGATCTAATTTCTCTTACTATAGTAGAAAATGATTTCCTTGATCTTGATGCTCGCATGGTACCACTTCAATCTTCACATACTACTGCAAATAGCGTTACAGCAGAAAGAGCTAATTCATCTGGTAGTAATAATGAAGAAGGTGGGCGTCCAGAAGAAGAATTGAAAAATACTACAGAAAAAACAGTGGAAAATAAGGAGAGTATGTAAAATGGATAAAATTCCTCTTATTTTCCAAGCACAAATTACGCAAAATAGTCCAATGGAAAATAGCGGATTTACGCTATGCCGCGCAAGAGTATTTTATACAGGATTAAATCGTAATGGTAGTTATATAACAAAAGATTTTGCAGATTCATTTATGTTAACTGCTATTGGTTGTCCAGTAGTTGGATTATGGGATTATGAAGCTAATGATTTTACAGATCATTCGGCTAGTGATAGGAAAAAAGCTTATGGTTTTATTCCAGAAAATCCAGAATTTGCGTGGGAAAAAAGTATTGACTATGATGGAGTAGAACGAGAATATGCTTCTTTTAATGTAGTTTTATGGACTAAGGCTTTTGAAGAAGCAAATGAAATTATTCATCATCCACTTTCTATGGAAATTAATCCATATACAATTAATGGAGATTTTAAGATTATTAATGGTGAATATTGTTTTCAATTTACTTCTGCGGAAATGCTTGGTATATGTGTATTAGGTTATAATGTAGAGCCTTGTTTTGAAGGCGCAGGTTTTCTTTCAATAGATGAAATGAAAGAATTTAAGCGTTTATTTAAAATTGATAAACAGCAAGCATTACTTAGTTATAATACTATTATAAATAAAGGAGAAACTTCTATGGAAGAAAAAGAAAAAGAATTAACTCCAATTGAAGAATTTGCGATTGTTCGTGATGATGATATTGAGGATTCTGAAAATATTTCTATCGAACAAGAAGAACCAGTAGTAGAATTTATTCATAATGATTCTACAGAAAATAATGTAGAAGAAAAAAATGAAGAAGTAAATACTGATTTTTCTAAAAATGAAGAAGAAAATAAAGAAGAAAATAATTTAGAAGAAATTAAAGAATTCCAAAAACATATTCAAGAACTTGAGCAACTTAATGAAGAATTTAAAAATAAAATTGATGAACTTGAAATTAAAGTTACTCAACTTGAACAAACAAATTTTAATTTAGTTGAATATAAAAATAATAAAGTTAAAGAAGAAAAACAAAATATTATTAATAGTTATGCCGAAGTTCTTAGTGAAGAAGAAATTCAAAGTATAAATATTGATAAGTTTTCTACTGAAGACTTAAATGATAAATTAGCGGCTATGGCTTATCGCAAGATTGCTAACCATGATTCTGCTAATTTTCAACTGATCAACACTAATTTCAATAATGAAGATGAAAATGATGTTGATAGTATTATTAGAAAATATAAAGAAAATTAATTAAGGAGAATATATAGATGGCTGTTGTTACACCTGAAATTAATGGTTATCCTGTTTTGGAAATCAATGTGATGAAGGCTCGTCATACTGGTCGTATTTGGTCACAATACGAACTTGATGAAACCAGCTTTTCTACTGGTTTAGCTTATAATGGTATGATTTTAGCGATTGATGATGCCGCTAAATCTGTTAAACTTCCAGTGGCTACTACTACAGCAGATGAAGTTTATGCTCTGCATTTTAGCCCAGAAGAAGAATATGAAAGCAAAGGATTAAATACTTTTGCTGTTGGTCGTGAACCAATTCAAAAAGAACCGAATGTTTCCGTTCAACTTCCACGTATGTTTGAAATGTCTGTTGGTGATGCTTGGCATACTAACTGTGTTAAATTAGACGGTTCTAATGTTACTTCTATTAATGAACCTGAAGATACCAAATCTGTTAAAGCTTTGCTTGAAGCTAAGACCCCAGTTTATGGTGGTGTTGATACTTCTGGTTTTGTCATGTTAAATACTGCCAAACCTACTGTTGGCCCTGTTCTGCAAGTTGTAAAAGTTGGAACAATGCCTAATGGTGATTGGGGCGTTAAAGTTGTTGTGCGGAAAGCTTAATAAGGAGGAATAGAAAATGACAGATATTAACAAACTTGTTGAAATTGGTCTGAAAGCTCTTAAAGTAAAACCTTCTAATGAATTTTCTGCCCAGGATTGCAAAGTTGCTTTTGATGGTGAAATTAGTAATAATTTTGGTTGCAAAAATTATGCTGATTTCATGCGTGTAAAGCCTGATGTTTTTGAACTTATTACCGAAATGGCAACTGAATATTTACCAGAACGTTTAGTTAAAGTTTTTGGTCCTTTTGCCGAAATTCGTCGTGTTGCTAACGGTCAAAAACTTGAATTCAAACTTCGTAAAGGACATCAACGTGGTCGTTCTTTTGTAACGCAGGTTGCTCCAAGTGGTCAATATGAAACTTTCCGTTTGGATGTTACTCAATTTACAGTTCCTGTTAAAGCTATCGGCGGTGCCGCAGTTGTAGAATGGGAACGTTTCCTTAATGGTGATGAATCTTTCATTGAGCTGATGCAGATTATTGCTGAAGGTATTGAAGACAGAATTTATGAAAAAATTCAAGGTATGCTTCAGGCCCAAGCTACTTCTATGCCAAGTGCTAATGTGAAGACTCATACAGCTTTTGATGAGTCTAGAATGGATGCTCTTATTGGTGTTGTTCGTGCTTATGGTACTCCAGAAATTTGGTGCACACATGAATTTGCCGCAACAATGACTAATATGACTTCATTCCCTGGTAGCAATCCTAATATGCCTGCTGCCGATCTTGATGATATTCGTAATTATGGGCATATTCGTCTTTATAAAGGTGTTCAGGTTAATATTTTGCCGCAATCCTTTACAGATGAAAATAACGAAGAAAAAATCGTTAATCCACAGTATGCTTATATAATTCCTGCTGGAGATGAAAAGATTGTAAAAATTATCATGGAAGGCGATACACAAGTTCGTGAATATGATAAAGATAGTGGTGGCATGGATTGGTCTACTGGTATTCAAATGTACCAAAAAGTTGGTTTAGCTATTGTTACTAACCCGAATTATTGGGGTATTTATCAAAATAGTAATTTAGCTTAATTTAAATTTAAAGATTAAGGGGAGAATATTCTTCTCCCCTTTTTAGGAGTAAAGGATATTTATGGATGATAATAAAAAAGTTTTAATTAAAAATCTTATGCGTCATGAGGTTGGATTTGGATGTGAAAATTATCTTCAACGTTTTTATTTACAACCAGGTCAAACAATTTCAGTAAAATGGGAACATTTGTATGATGCAGGTTTCACTCATGGTTTTCGTTATCTTATTGAAAATTCTTATTTAAAAATTTTACCTACAAATGAAGATTATAATGAGATTATGGAAGAACTTCAATTTTCACATTTAGCTGAAAAAGTTGAAGATGCTATGAGTTATGAAGATATTAAAAAATTATTAAGTACAGTTCCATTAGTTACACAATATGCTGTTATTAAAAATAAATTGGCTAAAGGTTCTGAAGCCACAAAGAAAAATTTTGCTAATGCAGCAATTGAAATTAAAATGAAAGATTATGCAATGAATGAAGCTATTTTAGAAGCTACTGGAATTGATGTAATGAAAACTCTTAAGTTACAGGAAGCACCAAAAGAAAAAGTAAAAAATGAGGAACCTCCTCTTGATTAAGGAGAGATTATGGGTACTCAATTTCAGGAAGTATATGATTTTCTTTTAGCTAAAACAGATGCTAAAGAATGGGCTTGGACAGAAGACTATGAGCTTTTACAAGAAGATTGGAAAATGCTGCTTAGAATGGCTATTCAAAGTTTTCTTTTTCCAAGAATATCTTTAGAATGTACTGATGAAGGATTTATTGAAGAACTTGGAGATGCAGAAAAGCAAGTATTAGCTACTTATATGAAACATGAATGGTTGAAACGTAGTATTACTAATTGGAAAAATATAGAAATGCTTTACCATGATAAAGATTTTAAAATTAGTGGTAAGGCATCTCATCTTAATGCTTTAATAAATCTTGAAGCGGTTTATGATGAAGAATGTAAAAAAATAGCAAATAAATATTCACGTAAGGTTTTTAATTAT